CCCACCCCGAGTAGCCGACCTGACCACCTGCATTGACGTCCTTGAACACGTTGAACCGTCGTGCCTTGACGCCGTGCTAGACGACCTACAAACCATCACCAAGGTCGGGTTCTTTACCGTCCACACCGGCCCGGCCAAGAAGTTCCTAAGCGATGGCCGCAACGCTCACCTAATCCAGAATCCTGCCCGTTGGTGGCTGCCCAAGTTTTGCGAAAGGTGGGACATCCTCAACGTCTCGCCCACGCAAGGCGGGTTTTACGTCATCGTGCGTGTTCTGGCCGAATCGCGGCCTGATACCGCTCGCTAAGGGCTGCTACAGTCGTTACCGGATCGCGGGCGACGTAGAATTCGTCACGCGGCAAAAAAATGCTCTGAAACATCTTTTGAGCCGGGCGTAATTTGCCCGAGGGCATTTTAACTTCCACCCAACACACCCACGGGCGGCCGTCTGGTAGTGCGCGGTATACCAACTTGTCGGGAATTCCGCCGCCTGCGCTTGCGGCGTCCCAAATCGAGAACCCGGCGTTTCGCAGGGCGAGGGTGATCGTTAAGTCGTTCCCGTCCCGCCTCGCTGCGTACCTCACACCGCGCCTCGTTGATGCACCGTGTTAGCCATATTTGCCAAAACATTCGGTTTCGACTGTTCAACGGACGCACGTTCTTTCAGCCTCGCAATGCCTCTGTCACCAAAAATCTGCCAAACGGTTGAACGTAGGTGTGGGTCGCCATAGACCTTGGCCGCATTAGCCTCACGCAGCAGACCCGCCATCTGGTCGCGCAGCCATTCGATGCGATCCTCATGGCCGATTTCATCCTGACGCACCATGTACCGTGCAAACAACGCATCCGCCAATTTGAGTTTGGCGAGGGGTTCAGACAACCGCTGATCCCAGCCTTTTACGCATCGGTGTTCGTCGGCGGCAAAACGTTCGTTTTCCGCAGCAATCTGTTTGTCGGTCTTAACCGGCTTTTCACCCGGCACCGGCTTTGCCCGCTGCAGGTCAAACAACCCCTGCCACTGATTGCTTATAGACTGGTTGACGACCGCATCTTGGTCAGTGCCGTACTTGACCAATTTCAGCATCATGGCGTGTTCGGATGCTGGCTTGATCGGTTTACGAATCGCAGTTCGATACGCTTTCCACCTCTCCCATGCTGACTGGTCAAGACCTTCTATCATATAAACCTCTTAAAACCCTGATGACTGATGGTGATTCCGCACGGTTGAGACGGAGTACGCCTAACGTGGATCGTGCGGAGTGATGACTGACGGAGCCATCCGCTGCGGACTACATTTGCCGGTTTCCCGGTGCCATTCACGCTTCCCCGCTATACGCTGCGTGTCTAGAGGCTGGCTGCCCCGGTCTAGATTTAAGCCCTGTCTGCGCGTGGTTTCCCCGACCAGATGAGCCGAGGCGTATAGGTAGGTTGACAAGTCCATTAACAGGACTAAACTACTCGTACGCCAGTTCGCAAAACAAGCGTAATGCCATTCCCCCGGCAGCGTCAAGCCCCCGAAAGGGGGTTTGTCGTTTCTGCCCCCGTATAACCGCATTAGCGGCCCTGTGGGGGCTCTACCAACCCTGCCTTGTACTGCCATACCCTCTGCTGTGGCACCTTGCCTAAGCGTATCCAGCGCGATACCGCCGGGGCTGAAACGCCAAATGCCCGGGCTACGCCCGCAGCAGAACCAAACTTTTTCAATGCCGTATTGATGTCCATCCTGCCATTTAACCACGGTTAGCATTTTAAGTAAAGCCCCAAATGCATAGCATCGTGGGTATGTATTTTTTTGTTTGAGGTGTTGACATCTGCTTAACTTGTGTTAATATAGCCCCATACCAGCAATGTTGTTGGCCCACAGATAGGAGTCACGCAATGATTACGATGTCAGTCAGCGCCCGCATTTACTACGCTTGCCAGTTAGACGACGGCAGCATCCGCGCACACTATGGTTTGAAGGTCGCCCCGCCCAATGGTCGCAAGGGGTACTGGTTTACCGGCCCTGAAAGCGCGTGGCGTGAACTTGCCGACGATGTGGATTTCCGCAGCGACAGCGGTTGGTCGGACGGCAGAACGCGCAAGACAGATGGCCTGCACGGACGCATCACTAAAGCGGCGGCCAAGGTGGCGGTATAAGCCGCCCCTTGACACGGCCAATAACATCGGTTAACATATCCCACGTTGATAGACACAACGGAGCAACAGATATGCCCACTTTTGAAACCAAAATCTACGCACTCGGTGTCTATTGGCACGCTGAAGTCACCTACGACTGCCACCCCGGCGATCCCAACGCCAACGTTGCTGACGACATCGAAATCACTGACTTGTGGCTGTTTGGCTGCTACCCCGAGGGCTGCGAGTCACGCGCTGTTGATCGCAACGACTACGAGTCCGTCCGCATCAAGGCCGACCTTGACTACCTTGAGCCGGCTGAATCAGCCGACTTGCTGCGACGGTGCTGGATCAACCTCAACGTGCGTTCTGAAATTGCAGGAGATGACGATTATGAAATCTAAGCAATCACTGTGGCCGGTAGTTGTCCTGCTCATCATCCTTTACGGCATCGCTTGCATCGTTGAGCCTTGCGACGGTCACTCGTGTGACGCGGAGGTGGTCGATGGACGCTGAACCGTGGGGTAACGATGACGCCTCTTGGTGGCATCAACTTGACCTCGAAATGCAGGAACGCGAGGAACAAGAACGCATTGAAGCCTGCAACAACGCAATAGCAGAACTACAGGAGACAAACGATGCAGAGTGAAACCATTGGCGCATTGGCCGCCGCGCTTGCTAAGGCACAAAGCCAAATCAGTGGGGCGGTGAAGGACGCAGCCAACCCTTTTTTCAAGTCCAAATACGCTGACCTTGAGTCTGTATGGCAAGCCTGCCGCAAGCCACTCACCGACAACAATTTGGCGGTTACGCAAACCAGCCGCTACACGACTGATGGGTTGATGTTGGTCACGACCCTGCTGCATAGCAGTGGCGAATGGATCAGCGGCGAAATGCCGGTACTGACCAAGGACGCTAGCCCACAGGCTCAAGGGTCTGGGCTGACCTACGCACGCCGATATGCGCTGGCGGCCATCGTTGGGGTGTATCAGACCGACGACGACGCCGAGGCCGCACAGGGTCGTAAGGCTGAACCGCAGTTAGATGATGACCTTATGGCGTTGATTGCCAGCACCAAGTCAATTGACAGTTTGAACAACCTGTTCAAGCGGCTTACCAAGGAACAGCGCATGACGCACATTGATGCGTTTACCGCCCGCAAGAAGGAACTGGCCGGGCCAGAGGTTGCGTGATGGAGCAACACACTGACGACATTCTTGTTGACTTATATGAGCAACTTGGTTGGTTTTCTGAAAGCAAAAAAAATAACGCAACAGGCGAGCAAACTTTTGTTATGGATTTCCCAAATGAAATAGGGTTGTTGCGTTTGTCTAACGATAAAAAATTGACGCTGGAACAGTATCGATTGTTGCGGCGGCTGGACGCTCAAAGGAAGTGGGCGTTAAGCAATGTGCAAATCGCTGAAATGTTTGGCGTAGAACCATACGTTGTAACCCGCGCAATAAAATGCGGCGTTAAACGGTATGACACTTTACTAAAAACGAGGGGGCAGTAATGGAACAGCGCACCGACGAATGGTTTACCGCCCGGCTGGGCAAGGTTACCGCCAGCCGCGTGGCTGACGTCGTAGCCAAGACCAAGACCCGGTACTCGGCAAGCCGTGAGAACTACATGGCCGACCTTATCGTGGAACGGCTGACGGGGCAGAAAGCGTCCTCGTTCAGCAACGCCGCGATGGAGTGGGGTACCGAGCAGGAACCTAACGCTAGGGCCGCCTACAGCGCCCGTACAGGCGAGTTGGTTGAGGAGGTGGGATTTATTGACCACCCGGCCATACCGATGTCAGGGGCGTCCCCAGACGGGCTGGTAGGGGAGGGCTGCGTGGAATATAAGGCGCCCAACACGGCCACTCACCTTGAGTACTTGTTAGCCGGTAAACCGCCCGAAAGATACGTCACCCAAATGCAGTGGCAGATGGCGTGTGCCGGGCGTCCGTGGTGCGACTTCGTGTCCTACGACCCGCGCCTGCCCGAGCGGCTGCAACTGTTAGTCGTGCGCGTCCCGCGTGATGACGACTACATCAAGATGCTTGAGCAGGAAGTGACCATCTTCTTGCAAGAGTTGGACGACAAACTTAACAAACTGGAAAAGGTGACCCTGTGAACAAGCAGTATGACAACAACAACCGTGGCGTTTTGTTCAAGAACGACCAGAAGGGAAACGAAAAAGCGCCTAACTACAGTGGCTCTGCCGTCATCGACAACATTGACCTCAACATCAGCGCGTGGATTAAGCGCAGCAGGAAGACCGGCAATGCTTTTATGTCGCTTAAGTTTGAGCCGAAGCAAAAGGTGGAGACCCGTCCGCGAGTGATGGACGAGTCGCCGGTTCCTGACTTTGACGACGATATGCCGTTTTAACATGAAAATTACACTCAAAGAACCCTTGCGGGTGTTTATTGGGTACGACAGCCGGGAGGACATTGCATATCGTGTCGCCCGGCAGTCGCTTCTTGACCATTGCAGCGTTAACGTGGAGGTGACTCCAATCAAGATGGATGAAATGCGCGCTGTTGGTCTGTATTGGCGGGACATCGACCCTTTGTCGTCCACTGAGTTTAGTTTTACGCGGTTTTTGACCCCAGCACTGGCGGGGTACAAGGGCTGGGCAGTGTTTTGCGATGGCGACTTTTTGTTTCGCAAAGACCTTGCCGAAGTTATTTTCTACGAGTCCGGGCAGTATGCCGTGCGCGTAGTGCAACACAACTACCGCCCGCCAGAGGCGTACAAGATGGACAACCAAATACAGACCCAGTACCCGCGCAAGAACTGGTCGTCCTTCATGCTGATGAACTGCGGCCACGAAGTTATGAAGGCGCTATCACCGCCTATTGTGAACACTGAAAGCGGTGCGTATTTACATCAATTCAAGTGGCTGCCGGACGAGTTGATTGGACAACTACCGTTAACGTTTAACTACCTTGAGGGCTGGAACCAGCCGGTAGATGAACCCGACCCCGTAGCCGTCCATTTTACCCGTGGCGGCCCGTGGTTTAAGGATTGGGTAGACGTTGAGTATGGACGCGACTGGCTTGAGGTCAGTAAGCGACTATGAAACGAATTTTCCCTATCGGCACGCCTGTTGAGCAGGTGCTAAAGGCTGTTGAGGTCATGTACCGCAACCTGCCTCAGAAACCGTTTGCGGTGACTGTGGAGGTGTGGAAGAAGCCGCGCACCAATCAACAGAATGCGTACCTTTGGGGCGTCGTCTATCCCGCCGTTATTGAGGGCGGTGGCGAGGCATTGCACGGTTGGACGCGGGACGACATCCACGAGTACATGGTTGGAGAATGGGGGGGTTGGCAGACGCTGGAGGGGTTTGGGCGTAAACGACTGCGACCGCTCAAACGATCCTCCACGCTCAACAAGCAAGAATTCACCGACTACTTGATGTTTATTGAGGCCAAGTGCGCTGATATGGGCATTGTCATCCCAGAACCAGTGTATGCCGAAACCAATCATTGATTTGTCGCCGTGGGAATATGAATGGGCGTCCCATGTTGGTGCGCGGCGGTACATAGAAAATTGGAACAAAACAGATGCGGCGTACTATGACAAAGCGCGTATGGAGGACGACCGCACCGCACAAGTGGCGGCGTGCGTGGCTGAATTGGCCGTTGCGAAATACACCAATCGGTTTTGGTCGGGCCATGTTTGGCACGCATCAGAACATTACAAATACCGTGACACGCCTGACGTTGGCGCAAACATAGAGGTGCGTCGATTACGCACTAAAGAAACAGCGGCAGTAAGGCGCAAACAACTAGGGAAAGGACTTGTGTTGTTTGTTGCCAAACCGTTTATGCCTGAATTACGACAAATCGAAATTTATGGTTTTTTGGAATACGACATTGCATGGAGCCTTGCTGTGCCATCACCGTATGATCCTGACAATACCCGAGAACTTGGCCCAGAGTTTTTGAAATTGATATGAACCTACGCAAACAAGCCAAGGGCCGAGGCTGCACGGTACGCCTGCCGGGGGTGTGCAACCACAACAGCGAAACCGTGGTGCTGGCGCATATACGGATGCCCGGTGTTAGCGGTATGGGGCTAAAGGCTGACGATCTATTGGGGGCGTGGGCGTGTAGCGCGTGCCACGACGCAATAGATCGTAGAGCGCATACTGACCTTGACCGCGACTATGTGCGCCTAGCGCACCTTGAAGGAATGGTTAGAACCATTGCACAACTACGTGCTGAGGACATCGTATGATCGATGAGTGGGAACAGGAATGGGATCGTATGACTCACACTTCGACCGAATACAAGAGAGAGATTCGAGAAATGCGCGAGCGTATATATCACTACCTCAAGCGCATTGCGGAACTAGAGGCCGAGGTGCATGAATTGCGTGCAAAGGACAGTCGGTGGGTGCAAGAACCATGAGTTTTATGGTAGATACGCCGTATGTCACGGCTTACGTCCGAAACGAATTCCTATATGACCAAGAGCAGGGCAGCGGGGAGTTTACCCCCTGCACCATCTTCGGGTTTCGCGCTGAACCTGCGCGGGTACCCATGTTTAGCGTCATGGCGGCCTGTGGGGCGCAATGGGCGAGGGTGCCTATCCATGCCCTTGTCAGCAAGCCATGCCCCCCAATGGCTTTAGAACTCGCCTGCTGGTGGGACTCGTTTAGCCGCCACGCCGAGGTGCGGGAAATGGAATTCTTGCGGGGTCACCGCGTCCGCGCCAGAGGCAGGGACGGAGTGTGGAGGCCGGGGGTCTACCTGTTCAGCGTGTTCTGGCACAACGGGGGATGGTCGGAGGTCAGCGACCAGAGCAAAGACCACCACATCATCCGGCTGGAGTCGGGGCCGCTTATCGCCTACCCCAACAACAAACTGCATTGGGTTGATCCGAGCCACCTGTCGGGCGACCCGCCGCGAGATTGGAAGTCCCCGTCACAGTCTTACAGCGTGGAGGCACTATGGTCAGATGGGTCATCGACTGGTTCCGCAACATAAAGGTACGCAGACTCCACGAATGGAGCCGCGTGCCAAAGCCTAACTGGGCGTGCAGCCGAGGCTATCGGGATACTTGGTAGGGATTAATTCTGCTCACCTGTAGTTTAACCGGCAGAACCCCGGGTTTTGGCCCCGGTAGTCCTCGTTCGAACCGAGGTAGGTGATCCAATAACTTCAAGTCCTAGCCTTTTGCCATATACAGCGCACGTTCGTCTTGACGTCGCTTGACAAGGCCGGGAAGCACGCGCCCACCGGCCTTTGTCCACTTTAGGAATTCGTCAGCCGCTTCCTCAAACTCGCCACGGTTGGTTTTCATGCGTAGGCTAGAGCGTTGCAGGCTGCCCAGTCCTACATTGAAAGCAAAGGAAACGAGAGCGTCGAATTGGCCTTGATGACCAAGAGCAGCAGGGCAAAGTCGGGCCACGCCGCGCTCAAACCGGCCAAGGTCTTGAGCAAGGATAGCGTCCACCTCTCCCATCGTGAGGGTGCGATCCCAGCCGTCGGGTATTTGTAAATTTCGTCGCTCCTCATACTTCACCGCCGCATGGGTCGGATCAATCACATGTCCGCACCCCACCGTCCACAACAGCGCCGGACAACGGTAAGGCTTAGTCCTCACCCCTTCGTGGCTCTTGATCATATCAATGGCTGCGGCGCTGACTTTCACTTCTTGCCAAAAGCCTGTGTCCCGAACCAAAAGGCAATGATGCTGCTTAGGATCAGCATTTCGTCATCCGAAAACACTTCGGCCATTGCAGCCGCAAACGGCACCCCTTGATGCCATGCGTACCAC